GGCGCGCTTCTTTGATACAGGCGAAGGCTGGTTTTTGACCAGTGAAGAGCGAGCGCTACTGCAAGAGTCAAATGAGCTGTCGAGGACGCAGTCGGTGGTCGAAGACCTGATCCTTCAGCGGGTCAAGTTCACATCGACGATGGTGCGCCCAGTGCAGATGACTGAGCTGTTGCGAGATCTTGGCGTGCGGTCGCCGAGGGTGGCGGACTTCAAAGAAGCGGCCCGTGTGTTGGCGGCAAATGGATGCGTTCCGCGCAAGAGTAATGGGCGCAAGATATACGATATTGACTATGAGCCTATCATCGAAGATGGGGGTGTTATGCCCTCTTCCAAGTGGGATTCATGAGGGTAAGACAGGGTAGGGTATGCCCTGAACAGGGTACATCTAGGGCTGTTTTAGGGGCAAAAAGGGCAATTCTTAAACTGGTGCGATTTTACGATTGTAAATTTACTCAGTGCCAAAAAAGGGCTGTTTTGGAGGGTAGATGTACACTGTACCCTGTTTTGACTAGGGTTAAGTGCTTGATATTAAAGGAGATAGTGACAGGGCAGGGTAGGGTATATCTACTCTATTAAGTGTAGTTTTATATTTAAGAATAGTATTATTCTTAAGGTATATTTAGGGGTATATAGGAAACACGTACCCTACCCTCTACTGTACCCTGTCGCATGGATTGAAAATCATGGACAAGAGGCGAGTGAAGAAGGCCCAAAAATTGATCGACAGCGGTAAGTCGATGGGCCAAGCGGCACATGAAGCACACGTCCATGTGAGTACGTTGAGGCGATGGTTGCGCAATTACGAAACGTATGGCGACTCGCTGTGGACTGGTTCACCGAAGGAAGTAGATCGTGAGTGATGAGAAGAGAGGACCGGGCCGACCCCGGAAGAAGCTGAAGCCGCTGGTCAACACGCCAGCGCAGTTCGAGGCAGACCCAGAGCTTGGCTTGACCGAGATGCAAGCGGCGTTCGTGTGGTTCTACACAGAGGGCTCGTGTGGACAAACGGAAGCGGCTCGACGCTCTGGGTTTTCATTCCCTGCGGCGAGCGCTACCAAGATGATGGATGGCAAGACGCATCCTCACGTCACGAAGGCGATTAGGCTGAAGCAGGAGGAGCTCAGACAGAAGTTCGCTATCACGCCTGAAAAGACTGGGTCGATGCTGTGGAATATCGCGGAGACAGCGTTCGACAGCGGTCACTACAACGCGGCTGTGAGTGCGGTAAAAGAGTTGAATCAGCTAGGTGGACTTACGGTTCAACGCACTCAGAACCTCAACATCAACGCCAACATCGACAGCATGAGCAAGGATGACATCAAGACTAGGCTCAACGAATTGCTAGGTACGGAAAATAATTTTTCAGATAAAGATCACTGACAGTCGATACCGTGCCTAACGGTATGTCAAACCGCAAAGAGAGGCTCTCTCTTTGCTGGTCCCCCATAATCCCAGAAAAACCCCTAAATCGCCCCCTTTTTGCCTTCTCCAACGGTTTTTTAGCCATTTCAGTGACCCCTGCGCCGCATTTGTGTGTTCACGGGGGTCACGCTACGCCTAAAACGGCCTGTATTGGCCTGTAAGGGACGCACTGGGATGGGTCAATGGGTCTCTATGGGGTCGGAAAACGGCGCTCAGATCGCGATGTGTGGCTCCCACCCACCCCCCTGTTTTGGCGCGCGCGTCACGGCCATGGCTATAGCTGAGTTTGGCGCATTCAAAACTTAATTTTATTCGATGGATTAAAGGGACCCCTCACCCCCAGCGCTATGATTGGAGGGGTAGCGCTCTGGTTGTAGGGGCGGGGGTCGATTCTGCAAAAAGCCAAGGGACCCCTATGGCCTAGAATTTTTTCCCAGATAGGATAATATCGCGAAATGGCTGATTCACGTAACAAGGGTGCCGCATTCGAGCGGGATATCGTAAAACGCCTCAATGGTTTCTTTGAGGCGCAAGGCATCAATGTCCGTTGCAAGCGTAATCTCGACCAATATCAAGCAAAAAACTTGTGTGACATCACCATTCCCGGCTATGCGATCGAGTGCAAGGCTTACAAGGATGGTTGGTGGTTCCAAAAAGCGTGGTGGGAGCAGGTTTGCACGGCCGCTGGGGACGACATTCCCGTCTTGGTTTGGAAGTTCAACAACAAACCCATCCGCGTCACCCTACCGATGGGCGCATTTAACCCCGATTACGCCGATTTAACGGGTTGCGCCGTCATTCCTTTCGACGACTGGCTTGATATACTGGCAAAAGACTGGATTCCTAACCAAAAGGCCGCGTAATCATGCCCCGCATCACCAGAGCCATCATCAAAGCGTCGTTAAACCCCGAAAGGTTGTACTCCAAGGCCGAAGATGTCGCCTTGAAGATGAAGCAACTGAAAAATATCGGTTCTGACGCGCGACGGCACTTCATTAAGCAGGGTGTGACCAAAGAGGAGCTCGAAGAGCTTGGTTTAGCAGAGCTTTTTGAACAGCGACGGGTGACCCAAGACGAAATTCTTGCCCGTATCGACGAAAACCGCATCGAATTCGAGGAAGAGATTGCTATTGGCGGTAGAGCATCCGATGTCGACTTCGATGTTCAGCAAATGGAGATGGAAGAATACTTTGGCGGACCCAGTGGCGTCGAAGCGGAAATGGATTATGACCTCGAAGAGAATATCAAGGACTATTACTACACTGAATTCGTAGATCAGGCCGATGACACCCTTAACGAGCGAGAGCTCAACCTCAAAAAATGGTCTCAGGGCGATATTGAGCTTGATGATTTACCGACCACGCTAATAAACGAGCTTCGTCAGAACGCTTACGAAAACGTTTCGACGATGTACTACGATGATCCCGCGACAGTTGTCCAGCTTTACGTGGAGGGCAGGCCGGTAGAGGGCTATCGACTGGTTCAGGGCCCGTATGACAATACATTTTTGCCAACGAATGACGCTTCGCCGTCATTGCAACGCGAATTTGGTGTTGATCGCAATAACGCAACTTACGGTAGGCAGGATACTGACACTTCCGTCACAAGCGTCAACGAAGCCCAAGTCCGCCTTCAAACTCACGCAATGGATCAAGGCGAGCTTGAGCTTGAAGGTGACACTCGTTGGTCTGAATACACCGTCGATGGCGGCGAAAATTATCGCGAGATCCGCTATCGGTTAGCGGGGCCTGAAAAGTTCCGAGAGGGCAGTCACTTCCCTGACGACATCAACAATGTCTTCCACGCCCGAGTGACCGACCGTGTGGATACGGACGGCAACAACGTCCTGTTTGTTGAGGAATTGCAGAGCGACTGGGCTCAGCAGGGGCGCCGCAGTGGATTCAAAGACCCAGAAGCGCTCGCAAAGGGTGAGGATCAGATTCGCGGAATCCTTGAGGTCAACGAAATACCTCAGACACTCGCGAAGTTTCGTGACAATTATTCTTCAGCCGAGGTGCCTCAACTGCTTGAAGACCTTTATGAAGCTTCGTCACCCAAGATACCTTATCGCGAGAAGATGGGTCTGCTGTCTAAGTTCGATCGCCGATATCGGCAGGTCGTTCAAGCAGGTCAGCAACGTCGTTTCATAGAGGAAATTGAAGGAAGGCTGACTGATAAGGATGAATATGACATCGCATCCTTTGAAATACAGCAGGCCAATGAGCGTGTTGGCACTCCCGGCCTAGAGGGGACATACAGGATGCCTGACCCCAACCTTCAAAAGGGTCGAGCCGAAATAGATGTTTTGGTGGATAAGCATCTCAAGAGCCAGTACAACCGCATTCTCAACGGAGACGCACCGACACAAGCGGTTCAAAGGATTGCGTTCGAGATGGACGCAAACGCTCGTAGTCCCGGAGAAGGGCTACGCACACTGATGAACAACGCAGAAAAGGCGGCGAAGGAGTCTCTTGATACAACGATAGAGTCGTATGGCTTGCCAAGAAACTTCGTTGACGGCCTAGAAGAGTCGATGGACGTTGTTAGACCGGGGCTTGCTTCGGATTTAAGGGTGGAGGCTCAAAAACCCCAAGCCGCACCCTTTGTTCGTGACTCCAATGCGTGGAACAAGCTTGCCGTGAAACGTCTAGTAGGCTTGGCGGAAGAGGAAGGTTACGACAAGGTCATGTTTTCTCCTAGCGAGGTCCAGATCGACCGTTGGGGAGAGGAAGGGCTACGTGGCCAGTACGACGTCAATATCCCGAAAGCGATCAAGCAGGTCACTGGCTCTAAGCCCGGTAAGACGACGTTCAGGTCTGACTATGGGGGTGAGACTGTTACCGGCCCCTCGATCGACCTCAATCAAAAGACACCGACAGGCGAAACCGTAGCTGAGCGCGCTAAAGCAGGCCAGACTATGTTCATGGCGCCTCTTGCGGCCGCAGGACTAGCAGGATTAGCCGCGCCGGAAATGGCTGAGGCCAGCGAAGTACCGATCGACGAGGGTATTGGTCAGCTACCACGGCGTACCAGTGGAGAGCGTGGCATCCTCGAAGAGGTGGGTGACTTCGCGCGTTACGGGCCCGAGGTGGCGTATGACGCATTGAACGCGATGATCATCCGCCCTGTTGCCGGATCGATAGGCGGCAGGACCGCTTACGACTTGGGCTTGGACCCAGAGACTATCCGTGGCGCCCAAGATCGTTTGGAAGCGCTGGTGGACTATGAGGCCAGCCCCGGCGCCGAAGCCTACGGTGAGCGCATCATGGGCGGCATTGGTGATTTGTTGGATTCTGACACCGCTCAACGCATTAAGCCTTATGCGATGCCAGTGCTCGAAGGGCTCGAAGCCGCGTCCGAGGGGTTGACCGGCGGTATCTTAGATCTGATAGAGATGATGGAGAGAGGCGGCGACGAAGAGAAGGTCGAGGCCTTGCTGGAGACTCAGCGCCCCGGCATCGAGGCGCTTCAGCCGATCTAAGCGGCTTCGGAGAGGCAGTCCTCGATGAACGGGTTGATCACCTTGGATCGTAAGATCCGGTAGATGTCCTGAAACCCGCGACCGTGAGGTTTAGCGCAGGTCTTTTTAAGCCATCGAGTATAGGGTCCGTATCTGCGCTGGATGTGGTGCGCTACCTCGTGAGCCACGATGATAGCGATGCCTTGCTCCTGATTGGAGATCGCGATGTCTCCAATGACTGGGTCGCTGGCGTAGGCCTTGTACTCCCCGAACTTCCCGTTGCGACCGCGACAGTAGGCATCTCGCACATCGATGGTGATCTGGTTGCGGCCACCATTGCTTCGCTGGTTGCGCGCCTTGACGTTGACCATGAGGGTCGCTTGAAGTGAAGCGGCCGTTTGCGGCCGCAGGTGAAAGTCCACCAACTCGTGCTCCTTCTTCGCGAGCTCTCTCAAGCATCGCTTGGTCCACTTGATGACGAGGTCGCGCTCGGCGGTGGTGACGTTAGGTCCCTTGTGAGATCTCATCTTATAGCTCCTTAACGTAGCGCATCTCAGTCTTGCTGATGCGGACATTACCGAGGCTGGGGAACCGCGCATGGGTCCACTTGGTGCCGACCTTGTAGATCCACCCATTGTGGATACCAGAATCGTGGTGGTAGCTAATGGGCTGGAAGCCGCGATTGCGTACCTTTCTTATTGTGGGGTTTTTGATATCTGTCTTCATCCCTTTACTCCAGTCTTTGTAATCAGGCCCATCCCAATCACAAGTCCCATTATACAGAAATGTATACTTATGTCTACATCGACACGGAAGTAGTTTTGGTAATTTGTCACAAAAAATAACTTTCTATAAAGACTTGCACATCGACACGGCATATGCGACCATCCAAATCGTTCCACGTGGAACATCAATCGATAAGGAGGTGATATGGCACAGCGGCCAGACCTTGAGATGATCCGTAGGATCAAAAAGCAGGGGCGGTTAAGTGACCTCAACGAGGCGCTCAACCTGCCGTTTTTTTACATGAGCTACCAACCCATGCAGGAGTTCGAGTTTCATGCGAACAGCACCGTGGAAGGCATCGAAGACAGGAACGTCAAGCTGGACGATGGGCGAGAAGTTTTTCGACAGCACTGCGGAGCGGTCGAGTGGGTGTACGACGATTTTGTAATGTCTGCTCGACAGAAAATCTGGGTTACTCAGGAAAATGATCGCAACGAGCTGTACGAGATCACTTACTGGGGCCGCTTAACAAACGGCGAGGATGACTGCCGGCTTTACCTTGCAGGCTACTACCCTGACAACAGTCACTTGTGGGAGTGGGAGGGATCGCTCGCTGTTGACTATGACTACGTCGAGGCTGATCACGACGTGAAAAAGCTAAAGGCCGTGATGAACCCTGATTATGAGCAGGGAATGCGTTTGCTATACAAAAATCTGTGCGACATGGATGCGATTGCACCTGCCGTGGATTTTGATGGCTTCATGAAAGGGTTTCGCCAACACGCGATGGAGTTCTACATTTTTGCGTCCAGACTCATGTGGCACCTCAAGTACGGTGACAAGCACTTGGTCGAAGTGACTCCAGCACAGAGGCCCAAGGTGAGCCCAGTTGTGCAACGCGATAGGCCGTGGGCTGGTGCTACTGGGCCACAAGTCTTATTGCTGGACCGTATGCCTGCAACGCAGAAGCAGGAGACTGGCACCCACGCATCACCCAAACCTCACCGTCGGCGGGGTCACTGGAAGACCCTGAGTCACCCAAGGTTTAGACATCACCCCAGGTACCAGCAGAAGATCTACGTGAAGCCCAGCTTTGTCGGGCCACGGCAAACCACGTATGAAGGCAACATTTACCGGCTCGTCGAGCCATTAGACCAGTTGGTCGCAATCTAGGAGGGAGAATGAAAGTCGAACTAACTATGGAGCAGGCCGACCTGCTCCTTCTTGAACTGAGCGCTCTGATACAGGATTTCAATCATCCGAAGGAGACGATCGAGCAGATCATGGACATCCGCCAGCAGATAGCGCAAGCAATAGTCGCTGAGGAGGCTCGTGGTGCTTAACGCTCAGGAGAAAAAGCGCTATTACAACCGGGTGCGTAGGACCTGCAAGTTGCATGGTCTGGATATTATTTACGACGGCGTCCCTAAGTATTACCGCGCAGTGGAGCTCGTCAAGGACGGACACACCATGTTTGCTGACCGAGCAGATAATCACTTGCCGCTTGATATTAATTGGAAGCGTCTGCACGAGGAGATGGCAGACTACGGTTACACAGGAGGCATAAAGTGATCGTTCAACCTCGCGAGTACAAACACCGGATTTATGGCTACGTGCGCGTCTCAACGCAGGAGCAGTGCCGCTCTGGTGTTTCGATTGATCAGCAAAAGCAGTTGATCACCAATTTTTCAATCAACAAGTACAACCGCGCGATCGACGAATGGTTTATCGACGACGGGGTGTCAGGCACGACCGACATCCTTGAACGACCTGCGTCAAGGGACCTGACTGACGTCATCGAGGAGCACGACGTCGTTATAGCGACCCGCCTAGATCGCTTTTCTCGATCGGCTCAGGACTTGCTATCGACTATTCCGATCTTGGAAGACATCGGTATTCAGCTATTTTTCTGCGAGCAGTTCGGCGATATGCCAGTTGTACACAAGAAACGACCCAAGGTGCACGGCTTAGACCAGCGCTTCGACATGAATGACATGGTCAATAAGATCATGCTTATGGTTCTGTCGGCTGTAGCTGAGATCGAACACGCGAACATCCGTGATCGCTTCGGAGAAGGCAAA